TGGTGAAAGTTTTAAAAGTGGTTCATACTATTATGAATACTTTACTTCTTTAGCAGCTAAGGATTATTTCTCAAATGGTGGTCAAACATTATTAGTAACTAAAATTATTAGTGGATCTAGTAATCTTAGCACTTATGCTAGCTCAACTGTCCCTGCTATATCAGGTGCTACTACAGCATCTTTTACATTAGAAACATTAGCATGGGGTAATCAAATGAATAATACTTCAAGTATGGTTAGTGGTGCTTTAGCTAGTGGATCAGCTGAAAATGTTCGTTGGGAAGTTACCAATGTAGCAACAGCAAGCGGTGTATTCAATATTGTTGTTCGTCGTGGTGATGATAATGATGCTCAAAAGAATATATTAGAAACATGGGCTAATTTATCATTAGATCCTCAACAACCAAATTATATTTCTCGTGTAATTGGTGATTCTAAACCAGTATATGATGTCACTAATGGATATGTAAATTATACAGGTTCATTTGTTAATTCATCTCAATATGTTAGAGTTGCATCAATTGAAGTTCCTCAAGTAGATTCAATTGATAATAATGGTAATTATAAAGCCGCTACATATAGTGGTTCTTTACCAGCATTAGGAAGTGGTTCTTACGGTGGTTCATTTGCTGGTGGTGTTGCCGCTACAAATAGAGCACAATTAATGAATGAAACCATAACAACAACAAACGTACAAGGATTTCATCCAAATTTAGATTATTCTGCTGCATTTACGTTATTACAAAATGCTGATGAATATCAATATAATGTGTTACTAGCACCTGGTGTTGGTTTAGATACGGCTGGTGCTGCATCAATGATTTCTACTGTAGAAGGTAGAGGTGATGCAATTGCTATTGTTGATAACGGAATATATGGTACTTCACTTAATGGTGCTACTACAAATGCTGGAGGTTCTTCAAGTAATTATGGTGCTACTTATTATCCATGGGTTCAATTATTTAGCTCAAACTTAGGTAAAGTTGTATGGGCTCCACCATCAGTAGTAATGGGTGGTGTTTATGCATTTAATGATCAAGTTGGTGCTGAATGGTTTGCTCCAGCTGGTTTAAATAGAGGTGGAATTCCATCAGTAGTAAGAGCAGAACGCAGATTACAACAATCAGATAGAGATACATTGTATCAAGGAAATGTAAATCCATTAGCAACATTCCCTGGAAATGGAGTTGTAGCATTTGGTCAGAAAACATTACAACGTAAACAAACATCTTTAGATAGAGTAAATGTTCGTCGTTTATTAATTGCATTAAAAGGATATATTGGTAATGTTTCTCGTGAATTAGTGTTTGAACAAAATACTGCAGTAACAAGAAATCGTTTCTTATCACAAGTTAATCCATACTTAGAATCAGTAGTACAACGTCAAGGTTTATATGCTTTCAAAGTAGTGATGGATGATACTAATAATACAGCTGATGTAATTGATAGAAATCAATTAGTAGGTACAATTTATATTCAACCTACTAAAACTGCTGAATTTATTATATTAAACTTCAATATTCTTCCAACAGGAGCTAGTTTCCCAGCATAAAATATAGATGATTAATATTTATTAATAACAAACTAAAAATAAAAATTTAAAATATTATGGCAATATTAGATGCAAATGAAATTCTATTCACTGCTTTCGAACCGAAAGTAGCTAATCGTTTTATAATGTACATAGATGGAATTCCTGCTTATTTAATTAAGAAAGCAAGTGCTCCTGGATTTGAAGCTAACGAAATTATATTAGATCATATCAACGTATATCGCAAAATTAAAGGTAAAGTTAGATGGGCTGATATGACTTTAGAATTATACGATCCAATCGCCCCATCTGGTGCTCAAGCAGTAATGGAATGGGCTCGTTTAGCTCACGAATCAGTAACAGGTAGAGATGGTTATTCAGATTTTTATAAGAAAGATATAACATTAAACATATTAGGCCCTGTCGGTGATGTAGTTGGTGAATGGATTGTAAAAGGCGCATTTGTTAAAACTGCAAACTTTGGAGAATATGATTGGTCAAGTGGTGAAGCAGCTATTGCATTAGGTGTTACTATTGCTATGGATTATTGTGTTCTAAACTACTAAAATACTTTTAAATATTATACAAAGAGCTCATCATTTGATGAGCTTTTTTATTTTCTATATATTTATATACGCACAAAAATTAAAAACGTTATATGTCAGAACTAAAGTTACCAACCGAAGAAATTACATTACCCTCAAAAGGTTTATTGTATTCAAAAGAAAATCCATTATCATCTGGAAAGATTGAAATGAAGTACATGACTGCTAAAGAAGAAGATATTCTTACTAATAGCAATTATATTAAACAAGGAGTAGTAATTGATAAATTATTACAAGCATTAATTGTTACTCCAATCAATTATGATGATTTATTAGTAGGTGATAAAAACGCCATATTAGTAGCTGCTCGTATATTAGGATATGGTAAAGATTATTCATTTAAATATGTTAATCAATACAATCAAGAGGTAGAGGCTAATGTTGATTTAACCACATTAAAAGATAAAGAATTAAATGAATCAATATATACTTCAGGAAATGAATTTTCATTCAATCTACCTAAATCAGGAAACGAAGTAACATTTAAATTATTGAGTCACGGTGATGAAAAATTAATTGAGGCAGAAACCAAAGGATTAAAGAAAATTGATCCAACAAAAACATACGATGTTACTACTAGATTAAAATTTGTAATTACGTCAGTAGAGGGAAAACGTGATCAAAAATCAATACGTGATTTTGTTGATAACTATTTATTAGCCCCTGATGCTAGAGCATTACGTGAATACTATTCAGAAGTACAACCTGATATTATATTAAAATATACTCCTGAGGATGAAAACTATGAAGGGGAGGGCATAGACATCCCAGTAAATCTTAACTTTTTTTGGCCTGACGCCGGACTATAGAATAGTATTTTTCTCTCAAATCCACGATATAATATTTCATGGTGGTGGTGGATATGATTGGAATACTGTTTATAATATGCCAATTTGGCTTCGTAGATTTACATTCAATAAATTGAAGGAACATTTTGATAAACAAAATGAGGAAGCTGAAAAACAACAGAATATGTTGAAAAATAAACAGACTTCGTCTAAAGAAATATCACGACCAAATATAGCACCAACATATACCACATCGAAAGCTCCTAAAAAATAGGGGCTTTCAATATTTATGTAATATAATAATATAATATTATGGCTAACGATTCAAAAGAAACATTAAAAGATTTAGAAGGGAATTTAGAAGGTATTGAAAAAAATGCTAAGGCATTTGGTAATAGTTTAAATAATGCCCTATTATCAAATATAAAAGAATCACAAAAATTAATTGAAAATTTTCAAAAAGGTAAAAATGTAACTAAGGAATTAAATACATCTATTTCTAATATCACTAAAACCCAGAAAAGCTTAAACCAAGATATTGCAGCACAATTATTTTTACTAACTAAAGCCACTGGAACTAAAAAGAAAGAAATACAACTTCAAATAGATAAATTAAATCTTCAAAAACAATTAAATAATGATTTATTAATAGAATTAAATACCCTTGAAAAGATAAATTCTCAACAAAGTTTATTTGCTAGTATTTTTGAAAAGATATTAGGTACATCCTTATCTACTATTACTAGTATGTTTACTTTATCTGGTATGTTTACTTTAATTATAGAAAGTGCATTACAATTTAATAAAGCATCAGTTGCTAGTGGAAAACTTTTAGGATATGGAGCTGAAAAAGCTGATGAAATACAAAGTAATTTTATTAATATTGCTCGATCAACTGGTGATGTTAATATTACTAGTAGAAGCTTAAATGAGGCCTTTAATCAATTAGCTGAATCAACTGGATATGTAGCTGAATATTCAGAAGATGCTTTAAAAACTCAAATAATGTTAACCAAACAATTTGGTTTAACAGGAGAAGAAGCAGCAGGTATATATAAATTATCAGTTTTAACCGGTAAATCTTCATCACAAGTTAATGATGAAATGGTTGGGGCTTTTGTTGCAACAAGAAATCAACTTAAAGTAGGTATTCCTCTTAAAACTGCTATAGCAGCTGCAGCAAAAGTTTCAGGTCAATTAGCAGCTAATTTACAAAACAATCCTTCATTAATTACTAAAGCAGTAGTACAAGCGGCTGCCTTAGGTACTACCTTAGAACAAACTGCAAACCAAGGTAAAAGATTACTTGATTTTAGTTCATCAATTGAAAATGAATTAAAAGCAGAATTATTAACAGGAAAACAATTAAATTTAGAAAGAGCAAGAGCAGCAGCATTAGCTGGAGATCAAGTAACATTATCTCAAGAATTAAATAAAAATGTTGGATCTTTAGCAGATTATCAAAATATGAATGTATTACAGCAAGAAGCATTAGCTGAAGCTGTAGGATTAACTGCTGATCAATTATCTGATCAATTAAAAAAACAAAAATTAGCACAAGAAACTGGTAAATCTTTAGCTCAAATAACTAAGGAAGAAGCATTAGAAGCAGAAAAACGTCAAGGTATACAAGATAAATTTAATGCTTCTATTTTAAAATTACAAGATTTTTTTGGTAATCTAATATCAGGACCTGTTGGAGGATTTTTAGAAATGTTAACTAATAGTTTAGATATAATAAAAGGTATAGGAATAGCATTAGGAGCAATATATGTTATATCAAAATCAATAACTATAACACAAGCTTTATTAACTGCATTAAAAACAGAAGAGGCTATAGCTACAGGAACCACTAACCTTTTATTAGGAGCAAGAACATCTATTATGACTAGTCAATTAGGAATAGCGGTAGCCGCGGCAGCTGCAGCTGTTATAGCTAATCCACTTTTAGGGATAGTTGGTTTAGCAGCAGCAGCAGGAGTTGGAGCCTTAATATATAGCCAAATGAATGATGGTATTATTGGTCCTGGAGGAGAAACAGTAGTATCAGGTCCTAAAGGATCAATTCAATTAAATAAAGATGATTCAATAGTAGCAGGTACTAATTTATTTGATAAAGAAAATAATAATCAATCTTTATCTCCATCAATAGACCTAACACCAATGATCACTGCAATCAATGAAGTTAAATCAGCTGTAGATAGATTATATTCTAAAAACACTACAATTAGCATGGATGGTAAAGCTGTAGGTACTACGTTAACACAAGGTTCTTACAAACTTGCTTAATATATTAATATTTATACTAAATCAATAAACACAACAAATTATGGGATTATTAGACAAATTAAAAGATAGTATTTTAGGTTTTTCCACTT